TGCCAGCGGGTATTTTAATGATGCCTCTGACTTGTTAAAGGTGGGCGATCTAATTTACGTCCACGCATCAACTGGCGGCACTCGAACCTACAGTCTACACCCTGTAGTGTCCAATGCTTCTGGTGTTGTTGATATCGGTGACGGCACAGCAGTAAGTGCCACTGACTCCGATTAGAGTTTAGTCGACTAATAGGCGGGGGAGTTTTGCTCCTCTTCTTCTCCCCCGCCACACTTTTTGTAGAGGAATAAAAATTTGGCAACCAATGACACTGATGTAACAATTTGCAGTAGTGCATTAAATTATTTAGGCGAGAACACCATCTCGTCTTTTTCTGATGGAACGACACAGGCCGGGTTGTGCCAGCAACTTTACCCCGATGTTAAAGACATGGTGCTATCTATGTATCCGTGGTCATTTAGCATTAAAAAATCAGACCTACAGGCTTCTGCAGCGGAGCCGGTCAACGAGTGGACGAGATCATTTAGTATGCCGAGTGATTCCATGTCATTGGTTCCACGGGCTGTTTTTAATTCATCCGAGGTTGGGGCAACTCCGCAGACTTCCGGCTGGGAAGTTTACGAAGGTGAAATATTCACAGATTTTACAACAGTTACTATAGACTATCAGTTTCGCCCCCTTGAGGCTCAGATGCCCTCTTACTTTGTGCAGTTGTTAAAATATGCAACTGCCATGCACCTGGCGGTGCCTGTGACGGATCAGATTTCCAAGGCACAGCACTGGGAGAGAATAACCTTTGGCAACCCCGCTGAAGGAGGGCGAGGCGGTTATTTTAGACAAGCCGCCGCAACTGACGGCATGGGTACAGGCACTCAATTTATACAGGACTTTCCCATTGTCGATACCCGATTGACGCTGAGTTAGTTATGCCCAGGGTTATCAAGGTACAGACCAATGCATCAGTCGGAGAAATAAACCCCGAATTAAGAGGCCGGATCGATCTCCAGCAATATGAGTCTGCACTGGAGCGTGCAAGAAATGTGATCTGCAAACCACAAGGAAGCGTAGAGAGAAGGCCCGGTCTTAAATATGTAATGACCCTACCGGGAGCCGCCACACCCGAAAGCGGTGTCCGAGCAGTACCCTTCGCCTTCAGCACCACCCAAACGTATATGTTTATATTCTGCGGTACGAGGGCTTATATTTTTAGAGAAGGGGTACAAATTACAAATATTAACGGGAGTGGGAATGCTTTTCTTGATTGCAGTAGCTCTGTATCTGGCGTTACTGATGGCATTACAAGTGCTAGGCTAACCAACATCTGGCACGCCCAGAGTGCCGATACATTGCTTTTATTTGAGGAGACAATGACCCCGCTTAAAATTGTCAGGGGTGCAGACCACAATTTATGGACTGTAAGTGATATTAGTTTTGATACTTTTCCCATGTATCCCTTTGTAGTCTCGGACGTAAATCCGGCAACTACACTGACACCCAGCGGTACATCCGGGAATATTAAACTGACAGCGGGAGCCTCTACTTTTCACTCAGGCAGAACAGGCACTGCACAGGCCGGAGCCTCCAACACCATCACCCTGGACAGCGGTGCGTCTTCCACCAACGATATTTTTAATGGCTCTACAATTATAACCACTGGGGGAACGGGTTCGGGTCAAACACGAACTATTTCAGATTATGTCGGAAGTAGTAAGATTGCGACAGTTTCCGTGAATTGGACAACTAATCCATCCTCTGACACTACCTTTAAAATTGTCAGTCATGTAGGCCAGTATCTGCAAGCTAACAATAACATAGGCCGTGCCAGGATAACTGATATTGAAAGTGCGACAGTTGTTAAGGCCAGCACGGATGTACCGTTTTTTAATACCACCGCTATTTCTTCCGGCAACTGGACACTGGAGCTAGGCCATGAAGATGCCTGGTCAGCAACACGGGGCTGGCCTCGTACAGCTACGTTCCACGAGGGGCGTTTAATTGTCGGCGGGGCGCAGTCTCTTCCTACTACGGTGTGGGGTTCACGGGTAGGGCAGTTCTTTGACTTCGATCCCGGTCAAAATCTGGATGATGAAGGACTGGAGGCAACCATTGATACGGATGCCGTCAATGCCGTGACTGCAATATTTTCTGGCCGTGACCTCCAGATATTTACTACTTCAACTGAATTTATATGTCCCCAGGTGGATGGGTCTCCCCTTACACCTACGGCTTTTATTTTTAAACCCTCTACAGAGCGAGGCTCCAAGTCAGGTACAAGGCCAGTGTCTACTGAGGGGGGTACTCTCTATATGCAGAGAGGAGGCAAGGCAATTCGTGAGTTTTTGTTTAGTGATGTGGAGGGAGCTTATGTCTCTAACGATATTTCCATGTTGTCCTCCCACCTCTTGCAAACACCTACCCGGATGGCTATGCGGCGGGGAACCAATGTAGATGAGGCCGATTTGTTGCTGGTCACTAATTCGGGTGACGGCTCCATAGCTGTATTCTCTATATTGCGATCTCAAAATGTTATAGCCCCCTCACTCTTTACAACCGAGGGAACTTTTCTGGAATGTGCTGTCGAAGATGCAGATACCCCGGTGATCTATACAGTTGTAAAACGGACTGTACCCGATGAGTCTACTTGCACTATTACGGTCACAGACTTCGGCAATATAGCTTTAGGTTCCACGATTGTGTTGAAAACATCTTCGGGAACTTCAGTTACCTTTACAAGCGCCGGGTCAGCGGGAACTAGCCAGTGGCAAAGTGTCACCAGCAACAATCAGACAGCCACCAATTTAGCCGCCGCCATTAACGGCCATGCCTCTTTTTCAGCCAGTGCATCAACCAACGTAGTGACAGTCACCCGCGCCGCAATTGGCAAAGAAAATTTGACCGTGACCAGTTCCGACACCACCAGGCTGGCGGCCACTGATTTTACAAACACAGAAGTGTACTATGTAGAAACTTTCAGTTCGGATTTTACAACTGATGCGGCAGTGCAGTTCACATCAACTGCGGCAAACTTGCCGGGAAGTACTACAGTAAATAGCGGTATAAACCACCTGGAAGATTTCCCTGTGGAAGTTATCGCAGATGATGCGGTTCTAACTTCAGCGACAGTCGCATCTAACGCCATAACTACAGACAGGACAGCGGATACCTATTTGGAGATTGGTCTGGAGTACCCCACGTTTACAGACACTTTAGCGGGAGGTGCTACCAAGTCCACGCCATTGGTACGAACCATGCCAGTTGAGACACGGTTACCCAGTGGCCCGATATTGGGGAATAAAAAACGTATAGTTAAGGCAAGTGTTATTTTAGACAACACCCAGTCTATTGCACTTAACGGCGTAGAGGTTCCCTTCCGTCAACTGGATGTAACCGCACTGGATAGTGGAATAGCCAAGTTCACAGGAACTAAACAAGTAGGGCCGTTTTTAGGTTATGACTTTAAAGGACAAATTGAGGTAACCCAGCCAGAACCTCTGTTTATGACAATGCTGGCATTAGATTATAGAGTAAGTGTGGCGACAGATTAATGAGCGGTGGAATAGGATTAGCTTTTAGTATTGCTTCGGCGGGAGCCAGTTTAATGAAGGGTCAAGCTGAGGCATCTCAATTGATGTTTCAGGCGGCTTCGCTGGAGAGCCAGGCGGAGTTTACCCGTTTCCGGGGAAAACAGGAATCACTTAAACACAGGAAAGAGGCGAACAATCAGTTGGAACGAATACTGATGCAGATGGCATCAATCAACGCCGCCGCCGGAGCGGGGAATATGGATCCATTTTCTGGAAATGCTTTTGGCTTGAAAATCCGTGCGCTCTCCGTTGGCGGCACTAATTTCGCTATGGCAAAAGGGAATGAAGATATTGTAAGGCTAATGGGAGAAGCCCAGGCCAACATTCAATCATGGCAAGCGGGTATGGCGAGGAAGGCCGCTGGTACAGCCGTTAAGCGTGGAATGATGGGGGCAGTATTCTCCCTGGCAAAAGGTGCTTACAATTATTACAACACTGCAATTCCTTCAGTTGGAGGCGGTAGTAGCAATCTTTTTGTTAACAACTCCGTATTAAATCCTGGGAACTCTTTTGACTTTTTAAAGCCTGATTTTAGTACCTCATTGGGTGGATATTTAAAATAATGGCTAGACAGTATTTACCACGAGCAAATTTGATACAAGGCGGGACAGTGCCAGTTTCGGCTCCCGGTGTATCACTGCCTATGCAGAATCCGGCCTTGCAACAGGAAGCAGTTTTTTACAACACATTAAGCGAGAGGCTGGATCAGTTTTCTACTTTGGCTTTTAAAAAGGCGGGAGAAAAAGCAGAAGCCGCCGGGCTACAGTTTGGAGCCAAGAATGCCCCCACATTGGAACAGGTAGAGCTTGCCAAAAAAACAGGCCAGCCAGTAGAGGTGGACGTAGGAGACCCAGGTGGGAACATATTCGAGAAAGCGGCTTACAAGGGCAGTATGGCCGTTGTCGAAGATAACTTTTCCATTGCCGCAAGACGGTCATTGACCGAGGTTTTCGCCAAAGCTACCCAAGATCCAAACATGACACCTAGCGAACTTACAGCCAAACTAGACACTACAATAAATGAATATTCTTCGGCGATGGGGAACATCTCGGCAAGCAGTTATGCAAAGGTAAGGGCATCTCTGGGGATTGTCGCTAACTCTCAAGTCACCCAGTTTTCACGAGAGTATATAAGAAAAGCTGAAGTACAGGCGAGGCAAGATGCCTTAGAAGGTGTTGGAACAATAACGGAAGATGCAAAAACTATTATTAAAGGACACCAGACAAAAAATGACACAACATTATTAGACAAACTAGGTGCTATGGAAACTATCATAAGAAATAATTTGGAAAAAGTTCCTGGCATTAGTGAGTCCAAAATTTTGCAAAAATTGAAAGCCCACAGAAAAGAGGTATCGGCGGCTAAAGTTGGCGTTATAACTGATTGGGCGAGTACGGGTAAATATGCGCGTGCGCCTCAAAAAGCACTTATAGAACTGCAAAATTTTAGAGGAAATAAAATGTCCCAGTTCCCGGATTATCTTAGAGATATTTGGGGAACAATGGACACGACAGAACAACAGGCGGCAACGGACTCCATACTAAAAACTGCGAATAGTTTGAGAATGGCAAATGAGATGGAGAGCAAGAAAGATGACGATGTTAATGACAAGATAAAAATTACTCAGACAAGAAATTTTTATGATTCATTCAAAGCCAATGATATCTCTGGCATGAAGAAAAGTATTGAAGCGTTAAAAACAATAGACCCAGAGCTTGCTAATGATTTTGAAGGAATATTACAGAGTCGCTCTGGTGTTCTGAGTGACAACCAGGAAGAATTAGCACGATTAAATCAACTTTTGGGCGTAAGGGCTTTGACTTATAAAGATATAGCTAATGCTGAGGGTATTACCAACGACACCAGAGCGGAGCTATTTGGCAAACTCCCCGCACAAAGAGATAAGAAAGTTGAGGATGGGCGTGTAAGAATAGCGGCTAAAATTGGTTTAACAGAGCAAGATTTAAACCAACCTCCAACTATGCTGAAAAAAGAAAAACAAAAAACCAGAGTGCTTTATGACCGGGCATACAACAAATTACTTAATGCTAAAATTGATTATGAAAATAAAGCAGAAAAAACAATTAGAGAAGGGAAAATACCAGAGCCATTTGACTCTGAAAAAATTGTCGAGGAACTGCTCAAACAACTAGAGAT